TGGGATACTGTTTATGATTGGATGGCGCGGGACGAAGGCTTTGCCCTACAGGTCGCGCAAGCGCGGGAAAATGGAGTGGAGGCGATCGCGCAGGATACGCTAGCCATGATTGACGCAGAGCCCCGTTATATTGAGGACGCCAAGGGCGGAACCCGCATAGATGCTGGGTATGTGCAGTGGCTGAAACTCAGGACTGAGCAGCGGATGAAGCTGCTGGCGTGCTGGAGCCCTAACCGTTACGGTAACAGGGTGCAGGTGGCCGGGGATAAGGACAACCCGCTGCAGGTGAACATTCAGGCGACTGAGATGTTCGATAGCATCCTCAAGAATGCCGAGATGACGCGGCAGATCGAAGAGTGACCTCCCATTTTTACCCCAGAAATGGGGTACAAAGTGGGAAATTGTCTCGATCGCTCGCCGGCCAGTATCAATGAAAGTGGGAAATTCCCCCAAAAGTGGGGGGAAATTGCCCCCGGACGTGGTTGAGATCCTCAAGGATCCGGAAACCAAGCGTAAATTCCTAACGCTCAAGCCTGAGCAGCAGGTTGCTTGGGCATGGCGCATGGGGTGGCTTCAGAAGGCGCACAAGCATCAGATCCTGCCTCCGGGTGACTGGTGGTCCATCTGGCTACTGTTGGCCGGCAGGGGGGCGGGGAAGACCCGTACAGCCGCGGAGCAGATTGGGTGGTGGGCATGGACCGAGCCCGGCACCCGCTGGCTTGTAGCGGCTCCTACGAGCAGTGACGTGAGGTCTACCTGCTTTGAGGGGGATAGCGGCTTGTTGGCTGTCATACCTGAAGCGCTGGTTGAAGACTACAACAAAGCCTTGCATGAACTTAAGTTGGCCAACGGAAGCCTGATTAAGGGCATCCCGGCCAGTGAGCCACAGAGGCTGCGAGGCCCTCAGTTTCATGGGGCGTGGTGCGATGAGTTGGCCACATGGGATTACTTGGATGCCGCTTGGGAACAAGTTCAGTTCTGCGTGCGCCTTGGAAAACGTACACGCATTGTGTGTACAACTACGCCGCGACCCAAAGACCTAATCATTGACCTGATAGGGCAGGACGGCGACAAAGTGACTGTCAGTACGGCATCGACGTATACCAACATTGACAACTTGGCGTCCAACTTCAGGGATCAGATTCTCCAATATGAGGGGACTAAGTTAGGCCGGCAGGAAATCCACGCCGAGATCATTGACCCCGAGGAGTCGGGGATCGTCAAGCGCGATATGTTCAAGCTCTGGCCTGACGGCAAGCCCTTCCCTAAGTTTGAGTACATCATCCAGTCCTATGACGTGGCCACGTCTGAGAAGGTGCAGAACGATCCGACCGCCTGCATTACGTTCGGGGTGTTCAAGCCGCTCGATGGCCCGATGGCCGTGATGGTGATCGACTGCTGGCAGGAGCGCCTCCAATACCCCGACCTGCGCCCAAAGGTGATCGAGGAATACGGCGCTGTCTACGGGGAAGGGAAAGAGAAGAAGCGGGTTGACCTGCTGCTGATCGAGGACAAGTCCGCGGGGATCTCGCTGATTCAGGATCTGCAGAGGGCGCACCTGCCGATCCGGGCGTACAACCCCGGTAGGGCGGACAAGATGCAGCGCCTTAATATCGTCAGTAATATCATCGCCAGAGGGCGGGTGTGGATCCCTGAGAGCAGCACGAGGAAGGGATATGTGCGGGACTGGGCCGAGGGGTTCGTCAGCCAGATCTGCTCGTTCCCTGAGTCCACTCATGACGACTTCGTGGATGCGTGCACGCAGGCCCTGCGGTTCCTACGGGACAGCGGATGGTTGGAGATCGACCCGCCACCGGAAGAGGATTGGGACGAGGATGATTACGCCGATACCGGGCGATCGCGCCGGGTAGTCAATCCGTATGCGCAATAAACCTGTCATCAGGATGATGGGGTAGGCAAGTAAAATGCTTGTGGGCGATGTGCCCTACTCGAAGGAGGTAATCATGGTGGGTGGATTCTTTGACGGTGACGACAAGTCACTGGCCACGGTGGCCGAGCGGATTGAGTTTGAGGCCGAGCACAATGTCTCGGACTATTCTGAGCAGACGATTGAGAACTTCAACTTGACGGTGGCGTTGCTGCGTTGCGCAGGCGACATGGTCAAGCGCATCGACTACCTCCTGAACGGGGACGAAGACGAGGACACGTTTCTCGCGCTTTGGGCTGATCGTTTTGGCGTTGACGAGTCCGAAGTTGATGAGGATGCTGAGGACGCCGAGGAAGATGAAGGTGAAGAGGGTGAGTACGACGAGCAGACCGACGCCTAACTAACGTCGATTAGGTTACCCCGGAAGTCCAGCATCCCTTCGGAGTGCTTCCGGGCAATCTCTGGCCACAGCAGTTGGCCGTTGCGGATTGTTAGTACCGCAAACCCGGATCGCCAATTGGCCGGGTTGTCTTCCATGTAATCGCTGAACTGTGGGCCGTCAGTGTCCGCCAATGTTCCGGTATCGACCCCCCAACGGGTTCCAGAATAGTCATCAAACGGGGTGCATTTCAGGGAATGCAGGTGCCCTGTGACGATTGATTTACCGGAGTTCACGGTGTTGTTGTGGGTGGCGTGGACGCCATTCTTGTAGCGGTGCTTGATCACAATGTCTGGGGTTGGCCAGCAGGTCCAGCAGGGGTGCCACTTAGGGAAGTGCTCTTTGAGGGTTAGCCCTTCAACCCCCTCGAATTCGGGCACGAATGAGCTTAGGCGCGACTCAAACCTAGCGTCATGGTTACCTAATGGCCAGATCAATTGCGTGTGATGGCGAGCCTTTTGGCAGGCTTCCTCGATCTCGGTCATGGCTTCCTTGCAGGCATCTAGCTCTTGCTTAACCGAGGGTCTCTGGCTCCAGCCCGACCTCGGGTGCCTGCTGATCGAGGCCCCGTCAAATATGTCGCCGTTAGCGACGACCATATGTGGCTTGAGTTCCTTGATCGCCCATAGGAGGCCCTTAAAGGCGGTTGTGCGGATACCGGGCCAGAAGTGCGCGTCGGAGAAGACGATGACCGTGCCGTCCGTTATGCCGCCGTAGTGGCGGTACTTGACGAGGTGCAGCTTGGGCTGGTGCTGTGCGCAGGATGGGTTGGGATTATCAGACGGGAGCGAGATGCCGAGCTTGATTTCGAGGTTGCGCCGTCTGAGGTGTACGGTGCGCACGGTAATGCCGGTTTCGTCTGCAACCTTCTGGGGGCTGCGAAGCCGGTGCCAGAGTTCAAGAAACTCATCATCGGTGATCTTCATAGCGTGCCCATAAGTTGTGCAGACCGCTTGATACCAGAGGCTAGTATTGTTGTCTAGCGCACAATGAAGACACAAAGGGTGTTGACAAGATGGACCTAGATGGACTATCTTTGATGAGTTAGGTGTGGAAAGCCTATAAGAGAGCCGTTAAGCCTGATTCCGGCCCCGCAAGGGGCGCACCCCGTAATGGGGGGATTTCCACCGGAGTCAGACTTAACGGCTTTTTTGTTTTCTGCGTCCGGCCGTACCCTTCGCGTTAGCAGTGCACCTACATGGGTGGCCGGGGAGAGAACATTGGCCTGCGCCCATCTCGCAGCGAGCCACGCGGCCTGTCCATGAGGGACCGCAGAAGATGAACGGCCTAGGGGTGGTTACCAACCGTTCATCGAGTGAATCGTGGCGTCAAGCGTGCGCTGGTCTCTAGGCAGGATCTAGAGTATGGGCGGGGTGGCTATATACCATCTTGGGAATCCTATGACCGTTGATTTAATTAACAAAAAAATGCGACCAGAAAAGTGGATGGTCAGCAAAGGTTGGGAGGGATTTGCTGACAGGATCCAGTGCCTTTCCTACTGCATTGACTTGGCGGTGAAGTACAACCGACTGCTCTACGTTGATTGGCGTGACTCAATGTGGCAGGAGGGGTTTTACCGGTACTTTAGCGTTGACGGGTTTGACGAGATCCCGCCGGAGGGTGAGGCGTACCCGGAGTTCTGGACGAATGCCCTGATGCGATCTAACGGGCAGTGGCTGTACTCAATCAAGGAGTTTGTGTCGTTCAAGATTGAGGAGGCGCACGGGGATGTTCCGGTGTGGGTTCACTGCGGGGCGGAGACGTGGGATTGGAACATGGTGACGTTAGCCAAGCGTCTGAGGGTGCGGTGCTTGGATGAGTTGAAGATGCCGGATGACGTTGAGGTTGTGGTTCACTTGCGTGGGACCGATCGGCCGCCGGACTTATATAGGGTGCGGGAGCTAGCGGAAACTCACCGGCACGCTGACGTAGTGTCTGATGACGCGAGGTGCGTGCGGGAATGGCTGAAGGTCAATCCGAGGGCGCGGATCTTGACGGACACGTTAGCCGAGGATGGTAACGCGATACACAAGGACGGGCTGAAGGGGAGGAGCCGGCACGAGTTGAACTTGCGTGCAATCTCGGACTTTATGACGTTAGCGTTTGCTCCGCAGGCATATGCCTCAAACGAGGAGAGCAACTTCTATCGGTTTGCCCGGATCTACGGCGGGTGCTATAAAGACCAGATGACTTGACAGCAGATGCGCGATATGATGGCGGATCTACGCAAGAGGCGGATATGGATCAACGCAAGCAGATTGTCCGGGGATTGTTGGATGAATTCCTGACGGCAAT